GGTCATCTGGGCGCAAGAGTCGAGTCCACTGTCCACGGACAGATCGAGGCGAAGGCGACCGAGATCATGAAGTCGAACCCGGGAATGAGCATTTTCAAGGCGAGAGAGCAGGCATGGAGAGAGTCCCCGGAACTCGCGAGAGAGTACGAAGAGGACTACATGGAAAGGAGAAAGTAACACATGGTTTACACAAGCAACATGATTAACCCCTCTCCGACTATCGTTGGAAAGGCAGGAGCCGCAATCACCGACCCGAGAGGCAAGGCCCTGAAGTTCAACTCCAGCGGCAAGCTGGTTGTATGTTCCACAGCGAACGAAGAGTTCATCGGCATCGGTCTGGTGACAAATGACGAAGATATCGCCGCAGGACAGGACGTTGACGTTCAGATCAAGGACATCGGCGTTGGTCTGGCTGGCGGCGCGATCAGCGCAGGCGATACGCTGGGAACCGACGCGAACGGCAAGCTGGTGAAGACCACCACAAGCGGCGCGTTCGTTATCGGCTATGCCCTGAGAGACGCGACCAGCGGTTCTCTGGTAACACTTCAGATTGCTAAGCACCATTTAGCATGACGCCCGGAACTGTGACGCCGAATACTGCAACATTCGACAAATACGCATCATCGACGGACTACAAGGATGTTGAAGTTACAGTTTCTGGCGGAGAGTTCGAAGGACTGTATAAGAGCGGCACAGAGGTGGCGAACACCAACTACACATTCAGCGCAGGTGCGCTGAAGATCAAGAAAGAGTATCTGGCGACACTTGCTACAGGCAGTGTCGTTCTTTCTGTGCACACAGATGATGGTAACGCAGACCTGACGATCACGGTTACTGATACGACCCCGGCGTCGATTAACCCGACAACAGCAACGTTCGACAAAAACACCTCTGGTGAGAACTACGGTGATGTCGAGACCACCGTTTCCAACGGAAGCGTTACTGGCGTAGCCAATGGTGACACCGCGCTGGAGGACACTTCGTTCACATTCAGCGACGGCACCCTGACGATCAAGAAGGAATACCTCTCGACCCTGAGCACGGGCGAGGTTGCCCTGACGATCACGACGGATAACGGCGACGCCACCCTGACGATCACAGTTGAAGATACTCAGTAAAAACAAACCCCGCAATATTACGAAAGGATGGTAATACTCAATGAGCAGAGCACAAACCACGGCTGGTATTGAGGCGCAAATTGCCAAAGGCACATTTACTCCTCATGAGAGACTGACAAATATGTCCATGGCATATTTTCAGGACGACGATAAGTATGTGGCCAAGAAGGTCTTCCCGATTGTCCCGGTACAGCTTTCCACTTCTTACTTCTATGAGTTCTCCAAGGGCGACCTTGCCAGAAACAACGTAAGACGGAAGCCGCAGATGGGTAAGGTTGACCCGGCGATCATGGGCCACACCGAGAATTCCTACAGATGCTTCGTAGATCAGGTCATCACTGGTGTAGATCAGATCATGTCTCTGGATTATCAGAGAACGAATGCACCTGCTTCCATCGACCCGAGAGCGTCCAAGGCTCGTTTCATCGCTGAGCAGATGAACATCGCACTGGACATTCAGTTCGCAGAGGCGTTCTTCAAGAGCGGCGTATGGACAAACGAGTGGACAGGTCACACTGCCCACAGCACGGAGAACAAGAAGTTCATCAAGTTCAATGATGACAACTGTGACCCGATTGTCCTGTTCGACGAACTGAAGACCGACATGGCCCGCGAGGGACGCAGAATGCCGAACAAGCTGTCTCTGGGTATCGAGGCGTTCAATGCTCTGAAGAGCAACGGCGTCATCGTCGAAAGAGTCAAGTTCGGAGGTTCCACGGCAAACCCGGCTACCGTCAACAGACAGGTTCTGGCCGAACTGCTGGGATTCGACGAAGTTCTGGTGTTCGAGTCCACCTACAATGATGCGGCCCCGGGTGAAGAGGACAACATGAAGTACATCTGCGAGCCGAAGGACGCGCTGATGACTTACACCACTTCCGCTCCGCAAATCGACGAGCCGTCTGCTGGCTATATCTTCGCATGGGATATGCTGGGCAACGGTGCGTACATGCCAACGCTCCAGTGGGAAGGCGAGGACGGAACTCACACCGAGTTCATGGAAGGTCTGATGGCCCACGACATGAAGAAGACGGCGGACTGTCTGGGAACATTCCTGCACACCTGCTGTTAAGCGAACGCCTCAACTGAGGCATTAAGGAGGAACTATGAAGTACAAAGCATTGAAGCCTTGCAGATTTGCAGGCGTGACGTACTTGATCGGCGATATCATCCCCGATGGCATAGTTCAGAATCAGGCGTCAACACGTCTCGTGAATAACGGCGTGATTGAAGCGGTTGTCGGGGAAGGGGTCACTCCTCCCCTCCCCGCGACCTTAGCTGAGCCTGAGGAGGAATTGCCCGAGGAGCCGATAGCAGAGGAAATCCCCGAAGAGGCAGAAGAGGAAGCTCCCGAAGAGGAGTCCGAGGCCGCCGAAACGGAGGAATTCACTGTAGATAATCTGATGCGACTGAAGAAGGGCGAACTGCTGGAGCTGGCAGAGGCGAACGGCTTGGACGTCAAGAAATTGAAGGACAAGAACAAAGCCACGTTAGCTGAAGCGGTTTTTGAGGTGGTCAAGAATGACGTATAGTTATGACCCGGCAAAGATCACAGAGCAGGGCATGGACAGAATGCGGCTGGAACTGGGCGACACCACGTTTGCCCCGGCAGAGCTGACAGCGGCACTTCAGGATGAAGAGTACAATGTTCTGATTTCAGAAGCGAAGACATGGCGCGGTGCAAAGATCAAATGTCTGGAGATCATTCTGATGAAGTTTGCTCACCAGACGGATTTCAGCATTGATGGTGTTCACTATTCGTTCGCCGACAGGCGGGATTTCTGGAAGAAGATGCTGGACGAACTCATCACGGAGGCCGCTATTCCTACATGCGACCCGCTGTCACTCAGCGGGGAAGCTGGAGGCCCGCCGTATTTCTATGAGGACATGCAACGGAATCCATGGAGGAAATAGATGTTTACCACAAATATCGTACCGGGACAGGGATTCCAGAAGTTCAGAATACGGAATCAGGGAACCGTGCTCACGCCGTCAGGCAGGGCGGTTCCTGCGCCACCCGACGAAACCGACAAATCCTTCTTTGGCATTCTCATAAATGCCAGCCAGAAGGAAATTGAGCAGTGGAGTCAACGCGGGCATCCGATCAGTCACAAAATCGTCGAGTATTCGGCGATGACGAAGGCAAAACCGACAGACTGGCTCAAGAACGATGAGGGCAGGGAATTCTATGTCGAGGGTGTAAAAAACCCGGGAGAGCTGAATATTTCCTGCATCTACATGGTGAATGAGCGGCTGGATATCAGGACAAACGATATCCAGACAGTCAACATCGAGGAGCCTTCAGGAACTGGCATTACAGAATCACAGGCTTTCGATCTGGAGGTTGGCAATGATTGAGCTTGAGCAGATTGTAGCTGACATGGTAGAGGCGATCAGAATACAGATGTATTCCAGAGGCGTCAGAGTAGCGAATGAACTGTACAACTCTTCACAGGAAGTCCTGAGACATGCTGGTAGCGGGCGCAGGTATAAGATTCCTCACACGAGGGCCTATTACACCGCATCCGCACCGGGAGAACCGCCCGCATTGCGTACTGGCGCGTACCGTGGCGGGTTTACGCCGAAGACGTATGCTTTCGGCGACAGCGTGATATCTCGCGTCGAGAACGAGGTAACGGTAGGAAGGTATGTTCTGGGCCAGTTACTCGAAAACGGAACGCCGGGAGGCCAGATGGCCCCCAGACCGCACGCGCAGAGAATTCTGGACATGACGGAACCCAAGGCTGTCAGAATCTATTCGGAGCCTTATTTTTAAGGAGTGAAACATGATTGAAGCGGCACTGAGAGCGCATTTAATAGAGCAAGATTCACTGAGGCCTTATCTGGCCACGTGGAACGGCAGTTTGGCCGTATTCAATCAGGAGGCTCCCCCGGATACTGACCCCGGGTGGCGTTTCCAGTACGGCAGAATCGTCTTCATGGTGGATATGACTGGAGACCCTGAGAGAAAAGTCGGGGCCACCCTCACAGTCGATGTCATGTGCGAAAAGGAAGTACAAGACCCGAATGTGCTGGAACCTATTGTCAGGGAACTCATTGACGGGTACTTCTTCGTACAGGACGGAAACACGATGAGCGCAAGGTGGCGGAAATCCAATTATTTCGTGGAAGCGAACGATAAGATTTTCGGCGTCACATTGTCCTTTGACCTGCTGGCCTTTCCGAAGACGGAGACGTCTTCTCCTGACCCGGTGCTCGCATTGAACACATGGTCAGGCCGGGAGCTGGCTCGAAAGCTGGATAAAACGGTCACGGTCATCGGACACAATGACGAAATTCTGGGAGCATGGAAACCGACTGCTGAGAATCCAGCGATTTACTGGAGAATCAGTCAGATCACAAAATGCTCTTGGATTCCCGACACGTTCAACGCGATCTGGCAGGACGCAACACTGATGGGCCACGTGTTCGCTTCAGACGTGAACACGGAGCTGTCAATCTGCCGGGTCATCGACAACATGCTTCAGAGAGCCGAATATCTGATTCTGGATGACGGCTCTCCGATTTTTGTGGACAGGAACATCAAGGTATTGACATCAAGCGACCCGCTCAGGACTGGACAGATCAGCGTTGTCGGCTCATACGGCATACTCAGAGAACATCCACATGCAGACCCGATTCAACACATCACGACGAGAGGAGAATATCATGGCTAAAAAGTCAGGTGAAGCTCCTGAGAAGAAACCTCAGGAGACAAAATACAGAACGCAAGAGTTTGTAGAAGCGGCAAGAACTCAGTTTGGCGTCGAACCCTTTGTGGTTGCGGCGGCACTCGATGCGGACAAGGAATACACCCTGTCTGAAGCCACTTCAAAAATCAGCAAATTTTTGAGAACGGAGGTTAAGTAATGGCTCAAATCTATTACGAAGGACAACAGAAAACCAGACCGGGTGTATATCAGAGATATTCTGGTGAGCAGACGGTCGAGCAGGGCAGTTACGATGGATTTGTCGCTTTCATTATGAACGCCAACTGGGGCGAGCAGAGCAAAGTGACAAAGCATGGCTCGATTGGTTCCGTCCGCGAGGCCTACGGCACAAATGATGCGACCGACGCTATTGAGCAGATTTTCAAGGGCGGCGCGTCCACCGTGTACTGCTACAGGCTCAAAGGTACAGGCGGAGCTAAGGCGACCGTAACCGCCGACACAAAGATCATCTTCACTGCGAAGCATGAAGGAAACGTTTCCCTGAGCGTAAAGCTCCAGTCCAAGCTGGGAGACGCCACAAAGAACGAGCTGGTCGTAATGAACGGCACGAAGGTTGTGGAGAAGTTCGAGTACGCAGTACAGGAAACCGACGATCTGGACGAAATCGTCGAGGCGATGGAGACCAGCGGCTATGTCACAGCGGCAAAGGCGACCAGCGCGACAGGAAAACTGACCGCAGGAACCTACACGCTGACATCTGGCGTAAACCCGACCGTCACAGCGGCGGATTATGCTGACGCGGCCCCGCAGTTTGAGCCGTACTACTACAATGTAATCGCGGCAGACTCTATCGACGGAAGCATTCAGGCTATCCTGAGAGCCTATGTCGAGTCCGTTGAGGCTGATGGCAAAAACGTCATGACTGTTATCGGTGCGTCCACTGACACGGCGTTTGCTACCAGATGTTCCAACGCCGCCGCCTGCAACAGCGAGAAGGTCGTCTATTTCGGTGGCGGCTGGCTCGATGCGGAAGGAAATGCGATCAAGGGCGTCAAGGCAGTGGCCTACGTTGCTGGCGTAGTAGCGGCAACCCCGTCCAGCAGAGCAATCACCAGAGCACAGATCAATGGTGCGGCGGATGTCATCGAGCATCTGACGAATGCTCAGTTCGAGACGGCTATCGAAAACGGACTCCTGCTGGTGTCCTCTGGCCCGAGAGATCAGGTATGGTTCGACAGCGGTATCAATACCCTGCGTAACCCGAAGAGCAATCAGGACAACGGCTGGAAGAAGATCAAGAGGGTCAAGATCAGATACGAACTGATGAAGAGAATCGACAACGTTCTCTCCCCGAAGATCGGCGTCGTTGCCGCGAACTCGGATGGCGTGGCATATCTCGTCCAGTGCGGACAGGGTATCGTAAACGACATGATCGGCGAGACGAAGCTGTCCAAGGGTTCCTTCTTCGAAGACCCGGATAATCCGCTGACCGCAGATTCCGTATGGTTCATCATCGACGCATACGACGTAGATAGTCTGGAGAAGATTTATCTGCACTATAAGTTCCATTATTCCCAGAACTCATAAGAAAGGAGATAGCAAGAAATGGCAGACCAAATTCTTGACACAAGAAAGCTGATGACAGGTAAGGATGGACTGCTGTTCGTCGAGATCGGCGATGAAAACATCCCTCTGTTCGAGGTTGATTCTTTCACCGTCAACGCGACCGTGACGAACGTAGACGTACAGCCTGTCGGCTCGATTCTGGTGTTCGCTGTCAATAGTGGCGTAGCATTTTCCATTTCGATGAGCGAAATGGTTGTCAGAGATGACATTCTCATGGAGCCTATTTTGCAGAGCATCGCAGATGGCCAAATGCCCGTCTACAACTTCCAAGGCATGGCATCCAGACTGGACAGAGCAGATGGAAACGTCCAGAGAGTCACGTTCAGAAACTGCGTGCCTGACGGCGAGCTTTCCCTCATGAACCTGACCCCGGGCGAAGTCATCAAGAGAAGCAGAAACTTCAGAATCAACTCGATTCCTGAGTGGATGGATTCGCTCACAGGCGACATCACAACGTCCATTAACGGCTAAAGGCAATGCCGAATGGATAAGTAGAGGCCCGGTTGCTCCGGGCCTCTGTTTTTTAACGAGATACCAAAAAAGGAGTGAAAAAAATGAACGAATATACCGAGAACGAATACAAAGAGATGATGGCTGAGGATAACGCTGAGATCGAACAGACTCTTTCGGAACCCCAGCTTCCTGACTCTATCAGCGTGAAGCAGTCCGTACAGGACGCTGAATACAATCTGGTCGAAGCCCTTCTTGAAGCGGCTGACTACTCAAATGATGTCGTCAATGCGGAGATCAGGAGAAAAGGAAAGCTCCTGTTCACAGTGCATGTGAGACCTCTCGGCGACAAGGAAACCAGAAAAGCCCGGAAGAAGGCAACCACAATGCTTGCGAACCCGGGCGGAAGAAAACTGCCGAAGATCGAAGGCGAGTTCAACCCGGAACTGTTCAATTCATGGCTTATCTATCTGGCCACCACAGATGAAGACAGAAAACTCATCTGGGGCAACAAGACTGTCATGGCGAA